TTAGTAAGCCTTGCTTTATTAAATGCTGATCCGCCTACAGGGTGGATGCAAGATATAGTACCCTATAAAACTGCCGAGGAGTGCATTGCAGCATTACCTTTAAGAGCGGTAGAAATGCAATATTATGTTCACAACACATTTAGAGGTATGGGTGAATTACTTGATGTGGAATGTATGACAGAACCTGACTGGATTCAACGCAATGTTGATTTAGGTCATGAAGTACCCGAGGATTTTGAACCAAAAACAAATTCGTAATGAGGAGAGGTGAAGATGGTGAGTAAAAAACATAGGACTGAGTCTTTTGATTCTTTATTTAGACGTTTTAAAAAAACAATAGAGAAGAAGGACACTATTAATGAAGTTAGAAAACGTGAGCATTATGTTAAATCTAGCACAAAAAGAAAGTTAGCGAAAGAGTTAGCTCAAAAGAAAGAACAAAAGAGGCAGGAGGAGCAAGACACTAAGCGTATTCCTGTGTAGAATAATGAATGTTGAGTTGTTTGTATATGATAAATTTGATAAGTCTGCTTTAGACATTTTAACCCTACTTGAAAATAATAGTATAAAGTTTTCAGTTCAAGTATTTACTGAAGAAAATTCTTTAGATTATATTTCAGATCAGGTAGGTGAGACTGTCCGGCGTTTACCTGTGGTTTTGGTAGATGGTAAAAAAGTTGGGCGTTATTATGATTTGGTTGAGTTTTTGGTGAATGAGGGTATAATAAATTATCAAGGTAAATCGTAATGGTAGATACAGAAGATCGTATGGCGAAGGCACGTGCTGCCAAGAAGCCACCAACATATAAAAATATACATGAAGATGTAAAGGCTTTACCAGATGATAATTATCTGAGTGTTAAGAAAGTTAAAGATTGGGAAAAACATAATAAAGATCGTGTGAAAGAATTAAAACCTCTTATCCGTAAAGCGAGTGGTAAAGAAGAAAGAGATTTGCGGAGAGAATTGTTTAATCGTGAGGGGTATTTAAAAAGAATTGTAACTTATTTTGATACATCGACATGGTTGGATTTATTTTATGGTAAGGATCAAGAACACAAGATAAGATGGAAAACTATTGTACCCGTTTATGATAGTGAAGGTTTTGTAAAAATTGAAAATTGGAGATTACCAGGTTATGATGATACAACTAGAGATTAAATTTCCAGATACATTTATGATGATACAACTAGAGATTGAATTTCCTGATTAAAACTATTGACATTCTTTAAATATTATGTTATTATTAAAGAATGGATAATTTTAGCCACTGTAGCTCAGTAGGTAGAGCACGACCTTTGTAAGGTTGATGTCCCGGGTTCGATTCCTGGTGGTGGCTCCAGATGAATATATATTATGATATTAGTAGACTTTAATCAAATTGCGATTGGTAGTGTGATGGTAGCACTTAATAGGGGTGAAGAACTGAGTGAAACTTTAGTTCGTCATTTGATATTGAATGGCCTACGTTATTATCGTTCTAGATTCTATGAGAAGTATGATGAGTTGATAATCTGTTGTGATAGTAAACATTACTGGCGCCGTGATTATTTTCCTAATTATAAAATCAATCGTAAGAAAGAACGTGAAACTACTGGCCACGATTGGAATGTTATTTTTAATTGTCTGAATAATATTCGTGATGAACTAAAAGAAACATTCCCTTATAAAGTATTAGAGATATATGGTGCCGAGGCCGATGACATTATTGCTACATTGGTAATGAATGTGGCAGATAAAGAGGATACGAGTAAACATTTGATTCTTTCATCAGATAAAGATTTTATACAATTGCATCGTTTCGGTATAGATCAATTTAGTCCTGTTGCAAAGAAGATGATTAATAATGATGACCCTGTTAATTATTTAAGAGAACATATTTTAAAGGGTGATCGTAGTGATGGTATTCCTAATATACTCTCACCAGATGATTCATTTATATCTAATATAAGACAGAAGCCAATGCGAAAAGTTGTGATTGGAAATATCACAGAGGCATTGGATAGATTTCCACCAGATAAAGTTTATCAACTAGCCAAATGTTCAAAAGATACTTGGGTTCGTAATTGGCAGAGAAATGAGACTTTAATAGATTTAGGAAAAATACCAAAGGATATTATGTCCGACATATCTAAAGAGTATAATAGTGTTAATGTTGGTAATAGAGCTAACCTCTTAACGTATTTTATAGAAAACAAACTAACACAATTGATAGAGTCAATAGGAGATTTTTGAAATGGAAGAAACATATGCACCATCTTTTCATGAAATTTGTACTAAAATAAATAATGCAAAAGATAAAACTAAGAAGATTGGAGTATTGAGGAAATACAGAACTCCCCATCTTGAACAGTTTTTGAAAGCTGGATTAGATCCTAATATAGAATGGATGTTACCTAGAGGTGATGTGCCTTATAAACCTAATGATGCTCCGGAAGGCACCGAACATACAATCCTGGCTCAAGAAACGAAAAGTCTTTACAACTATGTTAAGATGAATCGCAGTAGACTTAATATGCCTGAGGTTATTGGTAATCCTCATATTAATTCAGCCAAACGAGAAATGATGTTTATTCAGCTGCTGGAAGGATTGCAGTCGAATGAAGCTGCCTTGCTTATCTTGGCTAAAGATAAATTATTGAGTAGAACATTTAAAGGATTAACCGCAGCTTGTGTTTGTGAGGCATATGGGTGGTCAAATACCTTTGAACCTGATTGAATATAATAGTATTATCATATAAGAATACTCTAATGTATATCAATAAAATCAATCACTGACGGTTCGTCTGCTCGCCGGGTCTAACCTATTGATTTATAAAGGATTAATTAATTCCCTTTTCCTTTTAAAATCAATGACTTATAGCTATTGTAATTATGCCCAATATAGTGTATAATGGATAGTATATTAACACAAATAGGAGTTTAATATGTCGGTAATAATGCCAAAAGTGATAGGTTATAAGATTATGACACCGGACCTTAAAGCGGTGATATCCGAGCATGGCCCAGATGAATTGGAATTATGTAGAAAGTTAATTCTAGGTCCTGACCGTGCTGTATTACGATCAGAAGATAGAAAACCAACTCCGGTATTGCAATATATCTTTGAAAAGATCGAAGATGATGAACCTGTACATTGAGGGGTATAGAAGTCACAACCATACTTTAGATAGATCATTATCTGCTGCGGGGTGGTATTATAGCCGTCGTTTGTTGGGTGGTCGTATGGCTCGTAATATTAATCTAGACCTTAAACTGACAAAAAATCTTTATGAAAAAGAGAAGGCTTATGGTTATTGTCACATTATGGATGATAATTTGAGCAAACCTAGAGAATTTCATATTGAATTAGATACTTCTATGGAGCATCCTTTTGATCAAATTCTTATATGGTTTGCTCATGAAATGGTACACCTTAAACAATTTGTGAGAGGTGAATTGTATGATTATGAAACAGGATCAGTACAATGGAAGTCTAAAAGATATTCTAGAGATGTTAACTATAACCATCAACCTTGGGAACGAGAAGCTTATCGTTTAGAAAGTAAACTTTATAAGGAATTTGCGGAGTGGTATTATGGATAATATAGGAGAACGAGTAAAAAAAATAACTGCTAAATCATTAGATATAGAAACTGCATTGGTTAAAGATACATCTAATTTTAGTTTAGATTTAGGAGCTGATTCTTTAGATACTACTGAATTGGTAATGAATTTAGAAGATGAATTTGATATAGAGATTTCAGATATAGAGGCAGATAATATATTTACTGTAGCTGAAGTAACGGAGTATATCAAGGAGAGATTAAATGGCTGAATATCATTGTACATATAAGAAAGAGTTTCCTGTAGATGAGTATGGGAGACTTGGTGGGTTCTATTCATTGGTAGATTTGCCTATTATGCAACACAAGGAAATGACCCGTACGGGAATCATTGAAGCGAAGAATGAAGAACATCAGATGTTTAAGATTCGTGATATTGATGAGAACTTTATAGAATGGGTCCCTATGACAGATGTTACAGTTGTTCAAGACTCAAGGAAATTGCAAAATGGATAAACGACCAGACGGACCTGAATTAGAAGAACTGCATGATGCGGTGATGGAAGTCATTGATGACTACATTGATTTTGAATACAGCTTCACCGACGGCGGCCGTGATTTTTCATGTTGTGAAATGGATGGCAATGCCGATGAAGGTGATGACTTAGAAACACTCACGATGTGGGAAGGTGAAGGTCTATTTGAAGTCACCATAGAACGAGGCTATAAGCAACGTGGTATGGAAGGTGATGAATATATCTATGACATGAACTATCAAGGCTCTTCCATAGAAGGCGACTATGATGCTTATGTGACCTGGCTGAAAAAGAAATGGCCTGGTGTCTATGAAGAAGCTCTTAATGAGTGGAAATTGTGGAACGCTGATAGAATTACTGATGAAGATAAGGCGGCGATTGAGAATGGCTGAAGGTATCTGGGGTGATTGGCAAGTTAGATTGATTGCTGAGAACATGGCTGAGAAACGTCCCAAACGAGTATGGTTTGAAGATGATAAAGGAACTCAGGAAGATTATTTTACATCGCTCAAGAGTTGGTCACACATTACAGCCAGACAGTTATATTCTATGGAGTTAGAAGAACGTCAGTTGATTATTTTCGTACACCATTTAGGTATTGAACACGTTGGAGTTGAAACTTTTGATCCACAAGATAAAGGGAGATATTCTCAACAGAGTGATTTTAAACCACATGAAGGTGCATAATGATATTTCAAGAAGCGGCATTAAACATAGTGTTGATGACAATGTTGGCTGCAGGATTACCAGTAGAGGATCAAGAGTTACAGGCGGATATCTATTGTGGAGCTCAGAACATCTATTTTGAGGCTGCTGCAGAACCCATAGAGGGAATGATAGCAATCGGAGATGTGACTATTAACAGAAAGGAAAGTACACGCTGGCCTGATAGTATATGTAATGTGGTTTGGCAAGACAAACAGTTTAGTTGGACACATGATGGTAAGAGTGATAACATACCATTAGGGAGTCCTTATCAAATACAATTATGGAGTAAGGTGGTTTATATGTTTGTGATAGCTTTACTTGATGAAGAAGATTATAGTAAATGTGGAACCCACTATCACAATAAATATATTGAACCGTGGTGGGCAGATAAAATGGCCGTGACTATCATTATTGGTAATCACAAATTTTTAAAATAGGAGATGTTAATGAAGAAGTTATTGTTAGTTGGTTTGGTGTCACTTCCGCTGATTGGTGGTTGTGCAACTAAAATGGAAACTGGGACAGCACTAGGTGCTCTTGCTGGTGGTGCATTGGCCTATGGACTCGGACAGAACTCTAGTAATAAAGAGTTGTGGACGGTTCTTGGTGTTGGTGCCGGTGCAATGTTAGGTAGTAGTATAGGTCAACAGTTAGATCATCGTGACCAACTATTACTGGGTCAGACAGTACAACATACATTAGAAACTGCACCTAACAATGCAGTAGGTCAGTGGCAGAATCCCAACACTGGTAATAGTGGTACGGTAGTACCAACTCAAACATACACCGCTTCAAATGGTGCTCCTTGTCGTGAATTTATACAGACCATCTATGTTGGTGGTTATCCAGAAGAAGGTTACGGAACTGCCTGCCGTCAGCCTGATGGTTCTTGGCAGATAGTACAACGATAATGGAATATAGAATGATAAATCCAGAAACAGGTGAGGCAGAAGATATTTCTTGTACCGTATCTGATATGGAAGTTTTAAAACAAGAGGGATGGCTTATGATATTTACACCAAACCCTAATGCCATTATTAGTGGTAGAGATACCAGCGGTCAGGGTGGTGGGCATGGTACATCTGATGGTTGGAAAGATGTTTTAAGAGAGATTAAAAAGAAAAATCGTGGAAGTACGATAGATGTTTAGGTGTCTAAGATACTTCTAAAATAAATAGTTCATCAATGTTAAACGGAGGACTATTCTTTGAGTAGGCATAAAAAATTGTATATTACATCCCAAAATTTAGTACCAATAGAATCTGTCGGGCCCGCCCAAGAAAAGGCTTTTAAAGCCTATGTTGAAGATAAGAATTTATTTTTAACTGGGTCTGCCGGCACTGGAAAAACATTTATTTTACTTCATTTGGCCTTCAAGGAAGTATTAGATAAAGGTACACCATATGATAGAGTTGTTATAGTAAGATCATTATTACCGTCTAGGGATATTGGTTTTCTACCAGGCACATTAGATGAGAAGGCAAATCTATATCAAGACCCTTATAGAATTTTAGTTAGGTATCTTTTTGAGATGCCAAACGAACAGGAATTTACACAGCTATATGATAAACTGGTCGGACAAGGTAGTTTGGAATTTTATTCAACTTCTTTTCTCCGAGGTCAAACATTTGATAGGTCTATCATCATAGTAGATGAGGCTTCCAATTTATTGTTTCAAGAGTTAGATACCATTATGACCCGTGTTGGACAGAACAGTAAGATTATGTTCGCCGGAGATATGGCACAATCAGACCTTAGAAGAAATAATGGAGAGCAAGATGGTTATCATAACTTTCAAGCTATTCTTGATGGTATGGATGAATTTGAAGTGATAGAGTTTGGTATCGGTGATATCATTCGTAGTGGTTTAGTAAGATCCTATTTAATTGCCAAAACAAATATGGGAATTAAATCTGATAGTGCTTGACTTTAATCTCTAACCAGAGTATAATTATATTATGAACACAGAAACTTATTTAAAGGTCTTTGACCCTAAAGTCCAATTTGAATTCCCAGAACTGGTGGTACATACCCTTAAAGGTATGCGCTTCTATGAGGCGCCTGATGGTAATAAGTATCCATCTATTACCACTGTTCTAGGTAAACAAAAAGGCAAACAAAAAGGTCTACAAGACTGGCGTAAACGTATTGGTGAAGAACAAGCTCGCATTGTGTCAGGTAAAGCTGCCCGCCGTGGTACTGCCTTTCATAACATATGTGAAGATATGTTTTTATTGTCCGATCCCGAATTCAGTACCAAGTTGGAAGAAGATCATAAACAAAAGAACTTTCTTGCCTATTGTATGTTTAAGGAAATGAAACCTTATTTTGATGAGAAAATTCAGAGAAAACCATTACTTCTAGAACAAAGTATGTATTCACCAAAATATAAAGTTGCAGGCCGTTGTGATTTTATTGGTGTCTATAATGAAACTTTGGCAGTAGTAGATTTTAAAACTACTACTACACCTAAGAAGGAAGAATGGATTGACGATTACTTTATACAGTGTACTGCTTATGCTTCAATGTATGAAGAACATACTGGTATAGGTATTGATGACATTGTTATTATGATGGTGGCCGAAGATGGCCAGGTACAAATATTTGAAAAGAAAACTTTAGATTATGTAGATAAACTTGAAACTATGATGGATCAATTCTACGAAAATCTTGATGCTAATTTACAACAGACGTAAGAATTTTATTTTAAATTTGAAGCCCCAGGCCTTTCGGTTTTATAAATATTAATTAATAGTGTGATTAAAAACACACAGATGTAGTTTTTTTACAACATAGGAGAAATAAATGAAAAAAACTTTAGTAGCTTTACTATGCTTGGCACCATTAAGTGCTATGGCATTCACAACGGATTGGTCGCACGATATTACAGTGGGTACAGGTAATACATCCGTATCATTTGACCAATCGGGGAATGAATTCGCCGCAAGCCACAATGGCCTGTCAATTTCTACAAGTGACACAGTTGATATTGGTATTTCTTATTCTACGACATTACTTGGTGCGCTTGACGCTACTGTTGGTTTAGATCACCAGGCTGATGATGATAATATTATTGGCTTAGAAACATCTTTTGGTCAGTGGGGTGCAACAATTACACCATCACTTGATTGGAATGTTAATGATACAGATTTTGATTCAACAGTGAAAGTGGGCTATGGTATCCTCGGTTTGGATAGCTATTACTCATTAGATTTTGATGTTGATGAAACAGAATTTACAGGTTCAGAAGCTGGGATTGGTTATAATTGGCAGTTGTCCGATGGTTTTACCCTAACACCCAACTTGACTGTTCCTTTTGATTCGGATTGGGATCGAGGCACGGTTGTTGCTGGTATTTCTTTAAATATTAGTTTCGGTAGTTCTTCTTCTGAATAAATAGACCGTGAAAGAAACTGATGACGGTAAAAGAGTAGGCGTTTCGGACGTGGGTTCGATTCCCACCACCTCCACCATTACTTTGATCGGTAGAAACGTACACGGTATAGTTGATAAACCACCGGAGTATTATTATACTGAGAATGAATGGTCCCGATTAGGAATGTTGGGACCATTACCACCCGAACGGAATAAGCAATTGCTTACGAACGAATACGGGGGTGACATGGCTTCGACGGGGCGAGTTGAAATTTTGCAAGAGGGTTCTGACACAAAACATAAACGCCAACGATGACGTTTACTTTCAGGACTATGCGCTAGCAGCGTGATATCTGATGGGGCATGAGCACCACCTTATAACCAAACGGGCTCATTTTTATACACACAACAATCACACACAAGGAGAAGATTATGGCAACACCATATGAATTACGGTTCGATATGTATAACGCGGCCTTAGAAAGACAGAAAGATGCTTATTTTTCAGCAGTTGAACAAGACCGAGAATTACAAGATCGAATGGGTGAGGCACCGGCACAGCGCAGGTTTCCAACCCCAAAGGATGTAATCGAAGAAGCCAATGAAATTATGGCTTTTGTCAATGGCGACAAGCAATGACAACTATGCACTAGCATAGTGAAAGAACGTGGTCCCTGCCCTCCGAGAGCCACACACCGATATCGCCGAAGGCGGGATAGGCGATGTCACTTTTATATTATGAGAACAATATGACACCCACAAAAACACCAACAAAAATAACACCTAAAAGGTTCTCTATAATCATAGAGGAACTTGTCCGCTCAAAAAGATTAACGCATTTTGAAGCAGTGATGTATTACTGTGAACAAAACGGACTTGAGGCTCATACTATCATTAAATGGATTGATAAAAGTATGAGAGAAAAGATCCAATACAATGCAGAAGAATTAAATTATCTACCAAAAACGAGTTCGTTGTTTTGAGTTTGATGACAGACTATGAAGCATATCAAAATTATTTAGCACTGAAGTTGCATTTCAGCAGTGAGTATGATTTTCACAAGTACAATGGTAAGGTTAGTGCTACCATAGAATCTTTTGAGAAACGAAAGGACAAATATAAGTTTGTTCGTTTATCAAGAAAACTATCTGATCCTCAAATACTAGATTTCTATCTGGCCAATTTTATTCGTGGTAAAAAATGGATTGGTGACTTTGATGAAAAGAATTGGATGAATCATAAAAAAATAGTTCAGAGTCTACAATATTTTTATGAAAATGATCTTGAAAAACTATTGACTTCTTCTGATAATTTTGATATAATATTTAAATGTAAAGACGGTAATCATCCTAAACTTATTAAGGCGTATCTAGGTAAGAAAATTACTTTAGAAACTTTAGTTATTCTTGAAAAGGTTTTGCAGTATAGAAAAGTTTTTGATAAAGATATAACTGAAAAATTTATTTGGCCTAAGGTAAGTAAATTGATAGGTAAGTATGAACCGTTTATGCAAGTATCCGCAAGAAAGTATAGAATGATAACATTAAACAAAGTACAGGAGTGTTTCTAATGACAGATACAGCTGCACCAAAAGAGTCTTATATTGATGAGGCGAAGCGTAGGATTGCACATCTATCCTATAAACTAGAACAGGCTGAAGGTCGTGTTCGTAAATTGGAGTTCGATAATGCTGAACTTCAGCGCTGGGCAAATGAAGTTTGCCTGAAAAAACTCCAAGAGTTATCTGACGAGTTAGCTTCCAAATATAACCAAAAGAAGTATCGTAGTCGTAATTGGAGAAGTGAATTAACTAGAACGAGAGAAGAAGATACACAACACTAAATCTTCTTATGAATATTCAAGTGAGAGGAACTTCCGGTATGATATATCGTAGCGGTCATCAAATAGTTTTAAAAAATACTGAAACAGATAAGAAGATTGCTGTTAAGGTAGTGCAGTATGATAGTATGCAGGGATGGCTTGCTGAAAGTGGTGATGGTGACTGGCTCTGGTATAGAGAACATAAACAAGATAGTGATTCAACTGATTTGCAGTATTGGACCTATGTAAAAAAAGTGGGAACGTGATATGGAAAAGTTAGAGTATGTTTGGTTAGATGGTTATAAACCAACTCCATCATTAAGAAGTAAAGTTAAAATAGATACTGAGGTTAGTTTGTGGTCATTTGATGGATCATCTACACAGCAAGCAACAGGAGATAAATCAGATTGTATATTGAATCCTGTAGGTGAGTATCATACAATTGATCGTATCCGAGCAGATGCAACACGAACAAGTGAAGGTCTTGGCGGTACTTATGTAATGTGTGAAGTTTTAAGTGCAGACCATGAACCACATCCAAGCAATACACGAACCCATTGTTTAGAATTGATTAGTAGTGAGTGGTGGTTTGGTTTTGAGCAAGAGTATTTTATGTATAAGGATGGCCGACCGCTAGGGTGGCCGGAGAAGGGCAAGCCTCGGGCTCAGGGCGATTTCTATTGTGGCGTTGGTGCTGACAACGTAGTTGGCCGAGAGATCGTAGACCGTCATACAGAGGCGTGTATGAACGCTAATATAGGTATTACTGGCACTAATGCTGAAGTTGCATTAGGTCAGTGGGAATATCAAGTATTAGGGTCTGGTGTAAGTGCCGGTGATGATATGTGGATGTCTCGTTATATTCTAATGAAGATTGCAGAGAAGCATGGAGTCACTATTGACTTTAGTCCTAAACCACAGAAGGGTGATTGGAATGGTTCCGGTATGCATACAAACTTTTCTAATGCACAGATGAGAGATTTTGGTTCGCAATCATATTTTGAAGCGTGTTGCAAACTTCTAGGATCAAAACATAAAGAAGCCATCAGAGAGTATGGTGCAGATAATGCAAAGAGGTTGACAGGAAAACATGAGACACAATCTATTAAAAAGTTTAGCTATGGGATTAGTGATCGGGGTGCTAGTATTCGTATTCCTATCACTACAGTAGATAATAACTGGAATGGTTATCTAGAAGATCGCCGTCCTTCTGCAAATGCTGATCCCTATAGAGTGATGAAACATATTGTTGAAACTTTGACGGGATGAACGTCACCTTAATAGACAGTATGGGAAATGATCTCTCCGTAGTCAATGCGGCAAGAGTATCATTTAATAAGAATAGTACTTGGGGACATAATGTTCCTGCTCAAGGTATCTTTGAACTGAAAGAAGGTGATAAGAAACTGATTCGTTATCTTGCTAAACATGGCCATTGGACTCCTTTTGGTCATGCAACATTATCATATCATATCAAAGCACCTATCTTTGTTGCAAGGCAGTTAGTCAAGCATCAAGTAGGTTTAGTATGGAATGAAGTGAGCCGACGATATGTGGAAGATGAGCCAGAGTATTGGGAGCCAGAGACATGGAGAAGTAAACCAGTAGATAAGAAACAGGGGTCTGGTGATGAGACAATAGAATGGTTAGATCGTGAGGTGAGAGTTGGTGCTGCGGTTAGTGCATCATGTGATTTGGCTGTAGAAACTTATAAGAAAATGTTAGATGCTGGTATTGCACCAGAACAAGCTCGTATGGTACTACCACAGAACACCTATACAGAATGGTATTGGACTGGTTCTTTGTATGCATTTTCTAGAGTTTGTAATTTAAGATGTAAAGGTGATACACAAGAAGAAACAAGAAGTGTTGCTTGGGAACTATATGATTTGGCCAAGGAGAAATTTCCTGTTTCTTGGGAAGCTTTGTTTTATGCCAATATATGATTATGTCTGTGAGGAATGTGGCCATGAATTATTGGATATCATTCAAAAGATATTAGACCTACCTTTGGAATTTTGTCCTCAATGTGGCGGTCATATTAGGCGCCAGATAACTTCTGCAAATTTTGTGTTAATCTAAAGACGAAAAAGACTAAATAACTAAAGCATATTAAAATGAGTAGAGTGATATGTCTCGGGAATGGTGAATCCCGTCTCGGAATTGATTTAGATGGATTAAGGCAGTATGCAACCATCTGGGGATGCAATGCTTTATATCGTAGTTGGACACCAGATTTTTTGGTGTGTGTCGATATAGAGATGAGCCATGAGATATACCGCACAGGTTATGCTTTTAAGAATGTTGTATATTTTAGAGATTGGAACAGATTGCCAGGAGAGGCATACGATAATATAGTAGTTCCGTCTCACATATCCCATAAGGACCAAAGTGATTTAAAGTCCTACATCCATGTTAGTCCACGGGTTGAAGGTTGGAATGAGTTTGCAATAGGTGGTCAAGATTTAGACCAATTGAGAAAACTCCGAGAAGATTATTTAACCGCTTGTCAAAAAGAAGGCATAGAAGTAAATTTAGATACGGTAGATATAATATTTGCAGATAAAAGAGCTGGCCTTTGGGTAACCTGGGTAGCTCCTGAAGATAAAGTATTCAAGACAGAATCATTGCCTGGAAATTCAGATTATGGTTTTTGTTCTGGTGCTTTATGTAGTGTATTTGCATCTATAAATCCGAATACGGAAGAGATATATCTATTGGGTATGGATTTATATTCTAACACAGACAAACCAAACAATATATATAAAGGAACTGATTGTTACATAGGTTCCGGTGGACAACCTATCCCACCAGATAATTGGATAGAACAACACCGGATCATTTTTGAAAAGTTCCCTGATATAAAGTATTACAAGGTTAATCCTAAACCTATATCAAACGATATTAAAGATAGGGTTAATTCTGTAATTGAGGAATGGATTGATATTCCGAACCTTGAGTACATTACACAAGATGAAATGTATGAAAGGATTAACACTTAAAAAACCAAGGAGGTTTATATGGCTGATGTAATAGCAAGTGTAAAGGGCTGGATCAATAAGATTTCAGAAATAGCTGTAAGTCTTATCGCTTTAGCAGTAGTACTTCAAGTACTTTTCGGATCAGATATGATCTTTCTTCCCGTTGATGTCATCGGGAATATAACCGGCCTAGTGGCATCACTAGGCAGCCAAGGACTAGTTGGACTTGTAGCCCTAGGCGTCATTTATTGGATCTTCACCAAGAAGGACTAGTAAGATTGACTAAAGGATCTACGGGGAGGGTGCATCCTCCCCTAGTTCCACTATATAAGTATTAGTATGACAGATACTAATATTATTTCCATAACTGATATTATAGAACAGAAGGTTCGTAAGCAAAGAGAACTAGATGACTATGAAATTCAATTGTCAGAATTAAAACGAAAGAAGTTTTGGATAGAAAAAGAAATACAAATGGCCGAATTTATCATTGCGGCTGTTCAACATGAAATAACCCCCCAACAATTTATTAAGGCTTTAATCGAAGCCGAACTAGAAAAGAAAGATTGAAAAAAGCTTGACATTAGTTAAGAACCGTGGTATAATAAATAGTATTGATTGCGATTATACAGCGATTGATAGTAAATACGATAATATATAGGAGATACAATATATGTCTTTTGCAGACCTAAAGAGTAAGTCTGGCTCTTTTGAAAAATTACAGACTGAACTTTCTAAGTTAAACAATCCCACCTCCGGTAATTCTTTTGAAGATAACCGTTTTTGGAAACCCGATCTTGATAAGACTGGCAATGGTTTCGCAGTAATTCGTTTTCTGCCGCAACCAGCTGGTGAGGATCTACCTTGGGTTCGACTTTGGAATCATGCGTTCAATGGTCCTGGTGGTTGGTATATTGAGAATTCACTGACCACGATTGGTAAGAATGATCCTGTATCTGAATACAACACTGAACTTTGGAACAGTGGTGCAGAATCAGATAAGGAGATTGCCAGGAAGCAGAAGCGAATTCTCAAATATTACTCCAACATCCTAGTTGTGAGTGACCCAAAGCACCCTGAGAATGATGGTACAGTAAGGTTGTATCGTTTCGGTAAGAAAATCTTTGATAAGATTACTGAAGCTATGAACCCTGCGTTTGATGATGAAACTCCCTTGAATCCATTTGATATGTGGAAGGGTGCTAACTTTAAACTCAAGATTCGTAAGGTCGATGGTTATTGGAATTACGATAAGTCAGAGTTTGATAATCTTTCAGAACTGTTTGATGGTGATGACGCTCGCCTTGAAACATTATATAATGAGAAGTTACATAGTCTACAAGAATTTGTTGATCCAAAGACTTTCAAGACTTATGATGAACTGAAGGAAAAGCTCAACAAAGTTCTTACTGGTACATCAGTTAAGGGTACAGTTGAAACATTTACTCCCAAGAAAAAGGAAGTCATTACTCCGGTTCCTGAAACAACCGATGATGATGAGACTTTAGATTATTTCGCCAAGTTGGCAGATAACGGTTAATCGTAAGGCAACTACGATGTGGGGAGTCCTTCGGGGCTCCCTTTTTTTATGTCCAAGCATATTGTATCGAAGCACCCAAAGAACCGTATACAGGAAGTTTCTTTCCAGTGTCCCGCATGGTATTAGCGAGTTCCATTGTGGTAGTATAATTAGGATCATCACCAGAACAAATAATATGATGAGCAACTTTAGTAATTATCCATATGTTATTATTTCTATCTTCACCCCATATGTCTTTTGATCCTGCAAGACCAGTTTGATCAGGACTACCAGAACCCAAACCAATCTGAGGAAACTCAGCCTTTGCATTTTTACCAATCTGCAATCCAGAGATACCAAACATTTCACATTGTATTCTTTCATAACCCAACATATGATTCATTTGCATTTTTCTTAAAAGACCGTGATCTGGTGTACCTATACTCCAAGGTGAATCCGATCGCTTAGTATTTTTATTGATGTTAGTCATATCACCAGCACTAAAACTATTATATCCAACATTTGCATTTGGCCATTCTGATATCTTTTTCCGACCAGAACCCTTAGCAAAATATACTGGTGTTTCTGATGCATGGGAGTATGTATCTTTTTTTAGTTGTTTTAGGTAATCACTTTTGTATATATCAAAAGATTTATAGACGCTATTATGTCTGATTTGTTTTGCAGCCCATGCACCAGCCCGAACTGATTTCCATTTAGCCCCAGTAGAAATAAATTCAAAACTTTTACTTCTTAACATTGCAGCTGCATAACCTGTAATAGCACCACCTCGACTCGATCCCGTGTCTGTTCCACTGGTAGTCATGGCATTGTTTAATGTGAAAATTAAATCATCACTAGACATTTCTCTTTGTAAAGGAACCATAAACCATCCACCATCTTCTGTAGTCATTCTTT